GCCTTGGGGTTAGGCACGGCAATTGCCATGTAACCGTAAAGGCTAAAGTCCTTGGTTAGGTTGATGATGTTCTCTGCGGCTAGGTTGTACGGAGCACCAGCGGATTCGTAAATCTCAATGGCCTCAGCAGCACCCATCCATGCAGTCTTAGCGGCTAGCAGCGGGTCAACGACTAGCGGAAGCCCACCAATGTAACCAGACGCCTTGACAAGGTTGGCGTTACCAACAGTGTTAGAACCATCACCGTTGACGGTGAAAAGTGGACGGTCGTTACCATCAACCATTACGGCTAGGTGGTTAAACACATCACGAGAGACGACAATGAACTCAGCCTGTGCGCCAAGACCCTCATCATCAATTGCAGCAGCACCCTCAAGAACAAAGTTAAGCCACTGAGCGGCTGTACTTGTTGCGAGAGTAAGGTCGGTGCCTTCATTCATGGTTGTCACGGCTGCAAGAGCAGCAGCAACAGCAGCGTTGGTTGCACGGCCATAGTTACGGGCTAGGTGATCTAGCGAGGTCTCTAGGAACGACACATCCGAACGAGCGATAACCTGACGAGACAGGCTGGTGTATCCGCCATAGGTGGACACGTTGGCTGTCTTGGTTTCCAGAACGATACCCGAGTAGGTAAGGTCATCACCCTCAGCAGCCTGAACACCAACGGTGCCAGAAACGCTAGCAACCTGTGGGTATTCGATGGACATTCCGGTACCCGGTAGTCCCTTGTGGTTGAACAGGTTGAACGCCTTACGGTTAACCTCAACCAGTTTGAGTCCACGCTGAACCCATGCAGCCTTAGCCACAGAGTCATCCAGAACGGCTCCGGTGTATGCACGGTACTCAGTCTGAGCAGCCTCATCACCATCTGCGAGGCCCTTAAGGAACTCGCCACCACTTGCACGGAACTGTGTTCCGCCCTTTACTTCTGCGCCACGCTCGTTAAGAACGGACACCTTACGCTCCAAGTCGGCAAGTGCATCGCGCATTTCGCTGACTTCGGAGTTCTCAATGTTTTCAGTCATTGATTCAATCTCCTTTTCATTTTGGTTTTCTCGCACTTGCGAGATAGTTGCGCCAGCGTATGCGGGCATTGGGACAATTGAAACTTCTTTCAATGTTGCACTCGTCCTAATTACTACTCCGTCAACAGTCGAGTGTTTACCCGGCTCAAAGCCAACGGACATTTTGTTAAGCACACCATCACGGAGCAATGAATAGACTTCATCACCCTTGGGTGTCTTAGATAGTCGGGCTGTAATCTCAAACCCGGCATCTGTGTTCTTGGAGGCAATTAGTTTGCCAATGGGAAGTCCACCGGAACGGTGATCGTGACCATAGAACAAAGTAGCCTCTGAGCCATCGGCAAATGCGCCTCTAGCAAAGGACTCCTTATAGTCTCCTGTATTGATGACTTCTCCGTAGGGAACAGCAAGACCGCTAAACTCACGAGTCTCCATGTTCACATCACGGATTTCGAAGTCCCTAATCTCTAGTGTCATGCTGGTACTCCTTGTGTATCTGTATTTGCCTGTGGCTCTGTTGGAGCCTGTACCGGCGTTGGTGCTGCCAGTTCATCCCCACCCGGCAACGGTGGGAGGTTATCTAGAGCACGCTTCTCATTGACAGTCATCCATGTGGCTGTTGCCAATGCTGCGTAACGTGCTGCTGTGTCTGCCCTCATCAGTCCATCTAGTTTCAACTTGACGGTTTGACCACGAGGTAGAAGGTCTGATAGTGCATCCTCAATGGGATTGATGTACTGCATGAGGGTGTCTTGGATGTACTCACGGTTGACCATTTCAGTGTTCGTGTATGTCATTGATGTACCGTCTACCGCCGCTAGCAACTTGCTAGCAGGAATCCCAAACATCCTTGCAACCTGTGTGATTCCGAACTGTTGGTTGTCAATGAACTGAGCAGCACGAGGGTCAAACACATTAGCCTCATACTTGCCACCATTACCGAATACCGCCGGTTGTCCACCATTAACCATGAGCATAAATGCACGCTGATACTCAGCCGCTAGGTCAGGGTCCATAATGTCAGGGACAGTGATAATGCCAGTGGGAAATACACCAGTGGCGAAGATGTTATGAGCATAGTCACGTAGGTCAAGGAGGCCCTTGAGTTCTGTCTGACATGCTTGGATAGGACCAATGCCGTAGTCATCACCGAATATCTCAGTGAGTTTGAGTTGCTTAATCTGGTACCGGGCGAATGTCTTAGGCTCTACATATCCGTTGTAGTTGTAGACCTTACGGTTGTTCTCGTCATAGGTGATGCTGATAGCAGCAGGGTTAAGGCACTCAACACCTGTGCAAACATCTCCCGGTGCCTCTACACCATAGAGACGCCAGTAGGCATTACCTCTGGTGGCTAGTGAGAACACAGTCTGTTGGATGAATGCTGTGCGTGTGATGTCCATGTTGGGCTGACGAATCCACAGGTTGCTATTAGCAGATGAGACCGGAATCTCCTGACCTGCACGGAACACATCAATAGGCAACTGTGAGACCGTTGTGCTGATGATGGAGATAGCCCGGTACACGGATGCAATGCTGAGAGCCTGTGAAACAGTTACTCCATCAGCAGTTCCGACTCTGCTAGGGATGGCAGCCAACGGGCTATCCCCACCAATACTTCCCGTAGACCCTTGTCCACGTACTTCTACTTTAGGTTCATTCTCTCCAAAGCCACTTTTCCAAAACTCTCGTAGGATTCCCATGTCAATTACAATTGTATCCGCGAACGTTTCCCAATGCAAATGGATTACATTCTACGCAATAAGTTGCACGGTCACTTCCTTTGCTTTCTCTGCTACATATAGACCAACGACCGTTGCCATTACCGCGTCAATGTCTACGCTGCTATCTTTACGGCTGATTCGCCAGTCCTCACCAACGTTCTTACGCACGGCTCTAGGCATCTGGAATCTCATCATCTCATCATCAGCATGATGCACCTTGCCTGTCACGATCAATTGGTATGCACGGCTACAGGCATTGACAATCTCATTCTGTGACAGGGCATACGTCTCAATCTTCCGTTCTTTCAACTTCTGTGCCACATCCTTAAGGCGGTATGCGTCCATAGCAAACACAGCCTTAGGCCATTTGCGTCTGAGAAGTATGCACGTGTCAAATATCTGCTGTGGAGTTGGGTTGATGAAGGTCTTAACCATCTCTGTGTAGTATTCTCCGTCTATTTTTGCTGTGGCTGTGATCGTACCGGCGGCATCTGATGGAGTTGTGTCCACTGTGAAGATGACCTTGCCCTTATAGTCTGCTGGGATGCCACCTGTAGCAGCCTTCACCCAATACTGCATAGGCAACCAGTTGCTTAGGGATGCTACGAACTGGTTGAGGATGTACCGCTGTCTGTCCACAATGGGCATGACCTGTGCATCGCTCTTGACAGTCTCAAGAGGGATACGTCCACAAGCAACAGAAGGGTTGGCAGCCTCAATAGCACCCTCATCATCAATGGTGCTGCCCATAGGTGCTTCCCACAGGAAGAATCCAAAGCGTTCTGGTGTATGGATTGATGCCTGCCCGATCTTGTATAGGTCTTTCAACAGTAGAGAGTTGTCATCTCCTGCTGTTGTGAAGCCCATGATGAGACCGTTCTTCTTAGTCTTTTGTCCGTTTACCGCTGCTTGCCATAGGTCTGACTTGGATACGTGGAGTTCATCGAATAGGCACATGCTGATAGGGAATCCCTGCACAGCATCACTCTTAGCAGGCTTTGTGACATAGGAACCATCACCTTGACGCCTTTTCAGTCCTCTAGTACCACTTGTCTTGAACTTCTTACTGAGCGTAGGACTCTCTGTAATGACGTGCATGACACGCTTGTAGATAATGTCTGCCTGTTCCCTGTTAGAGGCTAGTCCTACAACCTCAGGGCCATATTCATGCATGGCAAGGCCATAGAAGCCAAAGATGCCACCTAGGACTGACTTACCGTTCTGTCTGCCCATGCTTATGCATATCTGTCTGTATCTGAGGATACCGGCCTTTGTCGGGTGTGCATCAATCTCCTGACGTCGGCAGGACTCACACTCACCACAAGGGAAGCGTTCTAGGCTATGGCGGATTACCCACGCCTGCCAATCATCCAGTTTGAATCTGTCAGGGCTGTCAGGAGACTTCCAATAGCGTTCCACAACCCGAATTAGACGGTCACCATCAGTACAGAAGTCCTCTGTACCTGTGAACGTCGGTGTGAACATCGTTGGAAGCCAATTGCTCATAGTTCTGTCAAGTCCTCATCTTCATCAACCTCAACTGTGCCCACCGGCTTCTGCTTGGCTAGGTAGCGGAATGTCAGCCCAAATTGGGCATAGGTAGTTGCAGCGAAACCCTTATCCAGTTCTTCTGCGAGGTGCTTTAGACCTGTAATCATTGGTTCGTCAAGTGCTGTTAGCCAATCCGCTGCTTCTAGGAACGTATTGGCTGCTTCTGTGTATGTACTCATCCTGATCCTTTCTTGATCGTTATTTCTGTACTGCTATTGTGTAAATAAGAGG